TGGATAATTGCTACCCTACCACCGGGCATCAAACGTGTACGAGCACCAAATGTGAACCATTCGTACGCTTTCTCAAACACACTAAAGTTACCATTAATAACATCTTGCTCAGAATGTGGGTCATCTACTAATAATAGGTGTGCACCACGACCAGCTAGTGCCGATCCTACACCACATGCGTAGTATTCACCGCCCATATTGGTGTTCCAACGCCCTGCAGACTTAGAATCTGTAGCTAATTGTACAGTAGGAAATATGTCCTTATAGTCCTGTAAACCAAGCAAATTACGTACTTTTCGACCAAAATCTACCGCTAAATCGGTTGTATGCGACACCATCATCACTTTTTTGTCTGGATTTCGCCCTAAAAACCATGCTGGGAAGAAAATTGACACTAATTGCGACTTACCATGCCTTGGTGGGATGTTTACACATGCCCGATCCTTGCTACCATCCTCTAAACCCATCAACATATCCGCCAAAATGCGGTGATGCTTACCTACAATGAAGTCAGGCATCATTCTTTTGCAAAAAGCGATCAAATCATCGTATGCTGCTTGGTTTTTTTGCCTATTATCTAGCTCATCCACCATTTTATTGATCTCAGTGACCTCTTCTTCGGTAAATTCGTCTAGATTATCCAACATTTGTTGGATGTCTTCTTGTGTGAAATCACTCATCTACCGTCTCCGCGTCGATTACGACTTCGTCGCCATCAACTTCAGGCGGATTTACGAGTTTTTCTAGTTTTTTGCGTAGGTTTTTCTTCAAATCATCTGTTGATTGGTGTGTAACTGTCACTTCTGACTTCTCAGCGAACAGTCCTACATCAGAAATTTTACCCAATAACTCCAACGCACGTAGCCTTATCTTAGCATCAGGGTTTTCTGTCTCTAAAATCAACTTATTTGTCACCATATGACGCACAGAGGTAGCAGATTCCACCACAGAACGACCAAATTCACTCAAAATACTGTTTGTAAGTACCAAAGAGGCCGGTGTCAGCTCCGCAACACGCGCTTTAGTAGCTTTTTTGGATGTTTTTTCGGGATCTTCTGCGTATGACATGGTCAACATGCTCGCAACAGCCTCATCTTCAGCAGTCGGAGTAAGATCTAAGCCCTCTTTCTCTAATTCTTTTGCCGTTACGGTAGCAGCACGCGCACGCGCAGATAAATCCACCGTAGGATCGTCGTCATACACAGGAATGCCAACTTCTGGCTCGAGCTTTATCGTCATATTTTAGTCGCAGGTTATTAACCGTAGGCGTATATATACCAAAAAGTTATAAAGAGCGCAAGTCTTAGACTCCAAATACTCCACAGACTCCAAAAACTCCAAATTAGAGCGGTTTGGAGTGGTACACCTGATAACACGTTACAGTAAAGTATAAGACATTTTTGCTTGTCAGGTACTTGCCATGTAGGTGGCAAGCTGTAAAGCAGGTGGGGACTGGGTTTCAGGGTAGGTTGCCACATTTGCCACATAAAAGGATAAAAACATAAAAAATATTTATTATGACACTTTCCCATTACCAAAAATCATGCGGAATATAAACAATATGTATTAGAGTATATATTGTAATAGGTATATAATGGCGGCATTCCTGAAACCCACTACCAACTGGAGATTCTATGTATCCGGATATGTTCCTATTGTCTGCTTGTTTAGTTACTAGCTTAGGGCTTGTTTGTATTTACTTTGAAGATGATCTTCCCTTTTAAAGGATCTAAGTAGACTCATACCTTCTAACTCTTCTTCCCTTGTAAAATCCGAGGCGGTTAACCGTAGCTGTGTCTTTCCTTCTAGTTCCGCAACGGGTTTTACTATTATACGTTCTATATCTAATGCTATGAATACATAGAAATCAGCCACATGCTGCGAACGCAGATTATAAGAATACCCTGAAAAGGTTGGTCTATTGTTGGTTTGATTGAAATGGCAGATGTTTGATGCTTTAACTTGCACTGTGAATAACGATTGGTCTAACGATTGGCACCACAAGTCTATGCCGGATCGGTCTACATGGTGGCACTCTATACCATACTTCTCTAACTTATATATAGCAAAGAACTCTCCGACACGCCCAACGTGACTCGTCTCTCCCTCTACCAAAAGTTGCCCCATACGCCACCTATTCAGATTTGGATCAGTTTTCAAAAGTAACACACAAAAAATTTTTTGCCTAGCCTTTTTTAAACAAGGTGGGGGGTTTTCAAAAAAATACGATTTATTTGAGTAAATTAGTATATATACAGATATAGGATTCCTAAATAGTAAAAACGGGGGGTGGGGGTGCACCATAAATTCACTGCGCGCGCAGTGATGTTTTCCCGTGGGATTGCGTGCAATTATGTGTTAATGCGTTATAATGTGAACCATACCAAAACGGTATACAGTACGCGACTTACTCGCGCATTTACTAAGGTAATATATTATGAAAACTAAACTACTAAACAATGCAATCACTCACGCCAATAAATGGACTGCTGTTACTAACGAGCAAGCTACTACCCTAGAACAAATGGCTAACAATGCTAAGGCTGATTTGGGTGCTAATGCGCATCTAGTCTACCTATCACCTAATGGTAAGAAAGGCGGTACTTTATCAGCTGATGAATACCAATTACTGCTAGCCAATACAGTCGCATCATTCGGCGGTGAGCACGAGCAATTCATAAAGAAAGGAAAATTTGTATCCTTTGACAGTGCAACCAAAAAGAAACTATGCACATTTAAGGGTAAAGATAGCTACACATATAAAGGTGATATTAAGCCCATGACAATGGGAGTAGCTATGCAAATTGCTAAGAATGACGCATCATCTAGACTAGATAAAATCAGTAAATGGCTCGACCCTGATTTTAAAGGTGTTGTTGGCAAATCGGAAAAGATTAAAGATGATACCGATTCCACTGCGCGCGCAGTGAAGTCTAGCAAGGCTCCGATTGATAGGATACGAAAAGCAATCGAATCAGCACGCGACATAGCCAGTAATGATACCGCGCCAACATATGATCCAGTCGCACTAATAAGCGATATCAAAAAACTACTAGCAAAACATTGCAAGTAATCAACATAGCCCTGCTTCGGCAGGGCTTTTTTTTGCCTTTAAAAAAGTGCTTTTGATATTACCCTGCCAAACAATAGATACCAGTAATTAGTGTAGTGGGTAGCCCATCGGTTCACTGCGCGCGCAGTGAAAGCCTTACACAGTAGAACACATTCCTACACGATACCAGTGATTAGCGTGGCGTTGAGCAAATGTTACTTTGTAATGTTACCAATGTTACCCTAATGTTACCCATTTGTTACCAAATATTTTACAAAAAGGTAACAAAGTAATTTCGTGTAGTATCGTGTAGGTTGATGGTGTAGAGTGATATTAGCATTGTGTAGCATTGTGTAGTTTTATCTATCTATAATTTAATATATTTATAATGTTACCTTTTTAAGAAAATATATATATAGCGTTTATTTCAGGGCACTCTGGCAGATTATCTCCCAACACAAAAACATAAATAAAAATATCGCCTCTCATTTTCTCAAAAGTTGGTAACAAAGTAACATTCCGCACCACTACTGATCTGTAGCCAAAATCAAAAAGTAACATTGTGGTAACATTACAGCGTTTCTGTAACATTCATTTTGTAACACTTTCACCATCATACACAAACATACACGAACCACCATAACTTGACATAACACCCCATACATGTAATAATATGTAGGTAATCGGGTGATAACTCGTTTACAGGTTCTGTGTCGCAGGTTGTTCACTGCGCGCGCAGTGAATTTATTTATCAATGAGGTATTTATTATGGAAAAGCTAGACTTCAACAACAGCCTATATTATCTGCTAATGGATCATGCAGGTGTTGCCGATGAGACTGATGGACAGCGACTAGCAGGTTGCAGTGTCGATCAAATGTTTGACGATATGTTCGAGCGCGAGTTCACTGCGCGCGCAGTGAAAGGGGAGTTACAAGATGACTAATATAGCACTTGAACGCGCCCTGATGAACGTACGCGACATACAAAGCTACGTGCAGTCTGTTGACAGTATGCCAAACATATTGGTTGACGGGTTACTACAAGACTTAGAGTTTATCGCCAGTGAGATTGAGTATTACAACGGTGATGTAGAGCCTAAGCCTGAGCCTGAACCATCTAAGTCTAGGGTACTGGTTGACTTCTTTGACGAGTTCGCTAACGACTACGACAGACTGGTAGATGTTGCGAGCGATAAGCTAGACGATATGTTTGTACCTACTGTGGAGAAAGGTAATGAGTAACAACAGGTATACACCGCGTGGCTTTACTATGTTCAAGCATTTGCCTGAGCCAAAGCCTAAGATGCGCAAGTGCATGTGGTTGATGAGTGTATCTATATCATCGCGTAACATGTTACCGCGCAACCTTGAGTATTATAACGTCAATCAGTTATACGTACCCACTGTAACACGTAAGGGAGCAAGGTGATGAGTGAGATCGGCAAAGAGTGGCGCGAAGTATTGCGCGAGTATATTGAGCAACAACCACCAGTGGACAATGACACCTACTGGGTAGAACGCAAGCGACTCAACAAAGAGTACGTTTTAAATCAACTGAGTAATATAGTGGAGCAAGACGATGACAAATAATATCGAAGTACCAAGCCTAGCATCAAGCGCGATGCTTACCGAATTGAGTATCAGTGTGTGGACAGGTCGCAAGAAAGACAGGCGCGAGTCCAAAGAGGTCGCTACTCAAAACTATGCCGATCAAGGGCTAGTGTCAGTGAACAAAATGCTTATGGCTGACTGCGACAAACTAAAAGCTATTAACGAGTTACGTGGCAAGATACGCAACCACATACACTACCCGATGACTATGCCGTGGTCTGACAGTGGGTTGAGGTTGTTACCTACTGCGTCATACTTTGACTATCACGAGCAGATGACCAATGCTATCAATGCGTTTCAAGCACTGGTTGACGAGTTCATTGATGACTATGATTTTGCGGTAACACGTGCACAGGCAAGACTGGGTAACTTATTTTCACGTGATGACTACCCAACAGTAGATCAAATACGCAGGAAGTTTGGGGTCAGTGTCAACTATACACCGCTACCCGATGCAGGTGATTTCCGCGTTGACATTGGTAATGAGGCGAGTGCCCAACTCAAGCAAGACTATGACAAATTCTATGGCGACCAACTAAGCAAGGCGATGGGTGATGTGTGGAAGCGTATGCACACTGCATTAGTCAATATGAGCGACAAGCTGACCGACAGCAACGGCAAGAAGCAAGTGTTCCGCGATACGCTAGTCAGTAATGCGTTATCAATGGTTGACTTGTTGACTACGTGTAACGTGACAGGTGATAGCCAGATGGAAGCGATGCGCCTCAAGCTAGACAGTGCGTTGCGCGGTGTAACGCCAGAGGGTTTACGTGATGACAAATACCTGCGTGCCGAAACCAAAGGCAAGGTGGACGACATACTCAAAGCATTACCATCATTGGATATGTGATATGGAAGCGAGTATCTCAAACATGGAGCGATGGCGTGGCAACACGTTGTATCGTGTTAACGACAAGGGTGCGCGAGTTATTGTACGCAAGCGCACCAAACATTTACCAAAAGAGTTCACTGCGCGCGCAGTGAAAGGAGCGAACCATGAACAATATATATGCAAGCAACATCAATGAGATTGTAGATCTTATAGCAAACGTGGGTACTACACGTACCGTACTGGTTGAGGGTGATATGGGTATTGGTAAGTCATCAATACTTAAACTACTAGCCAAGCGATTCCCTGACCATGCACCATGTTACTTTGACTGTACCACTAAGGATCTGGGTGATCTGTACATACCTGATCTAGATCGTGATCGTGGGTGCGTTACGTTTCTACCCAACGAGCAGTTTGGTATACATACTGGTAAGCCGTTAATACTTATGGTTGACGAGTTCGGTAAGGCTAACCCATCAGTCAAGAACGGCATGCTTGTGCCTATGCTCGAGCGTACCATTGGTAACACCAAGATGCCCGAGGGTAGTATTGTGTTTGCCACTACCAATCTGGGTGCTGAGGGTGTTGGTGATCTGTTACCACCACATGCACGCAACCGTATTATTGTTGTGCGTATGCGCAAAGCTACATCTGATGAGTGGTTGACTGGGTATGCTATCAACAACAACATACACCCTGCTATGATGGGGTTTGTTAAAGAGTTCCCACAAGTGGGTCAATCATTCACCGAAGTACCCAACCCCGATGACAACAACTACATATTCCACCCCAAGCGACAAGCTAGCGCATTCTTTACGTGGCGGTCTGCTGAGGCAGGGTCTGACTTGTTGTGGCAACGTGAGCATCTATCTGATGACACGCTAACAGGTGCATTGATTGGTACTATCGGCAACCGAGCCGCACTAGATCTTATGGCATTCGTCAAGCTAGCCGACAAGCTACCAACGCTCGAGTCTATCAAGACCGATCCTAGTAACGCAGTAGTACCTGACAGTGCCAGTGCAGTGTGTATGGTTGTGTATCGTGCGCTTGCATCTATCGAGAAAGACTGGGTCGATGCGTGGCTAACCTACATGAACCGATTGAGTGCTGAGGCACAGGGTCTGTTTGCAATGGGTGTTAAGCCGTCAACGTATGGTAAGCGGTCAATGGTTATGCAGAACAAACAGTTCACGCAGTGGGCTATTGACAATAACTACATGTTCTCAAGTGATAAGGAGTAAGTCATGTTAGCAGTAGCAAATAATCTAACAGCCGAGCAACGTATCGACAAAGCCGTAGTCGCTATCATGGGACACCCCATGTATGTTGCGCTTGCAGGTGTGCTGATGATTGGTAAGCGTGAGGTACGTGATGACATACCGACAGCGTGTACCAATGGTCGTGATGAGTATTATGGTCGTGAGTTCGTTGACAGTCTGACTGATGCACAGTTACGTTTTGTCATACTACATGAGTGTTACCACAAGATGTACAAACACCTTATCACGTGGCAACACCTATGGCGCAAGTGTGCTATGACAGCCAACAAAGCTATGGATCATGTTATCAATCTACAGATACTTGATTCACATATCCAAGACAAGTTCGTTGTGGGTATCGAGGGTATGTGCTACGACATCAAGTATCGTGATTGGAATGTACCTGCGGTATTCGATGACATATACCAACAGCAACAGGGAGGACACCCAGGTGATGGTGAAGATGATGGTACTGGTGGTAACGAGTCAACAGAGGGTGGGCAACCATTCGATGAGCATGACTGGGAGGGTGCAGAGGACATGACCGAAGAAGAGAAAGAGGGTCATGGCAAAGAGATTGACGAAGCTATACGTCAGGGTGCTATCACAGCAGGTAAGATGGGCAGTGGTGGTGAGCGTACAGTAGCTGATTTACTTGAGCCACAGGTTGATTGGCGTGAGGTGTTGCGTGAGTTCATTACCACACACTGTACTGGGTCTGACTATGCCACATACAATCGCCCCAACCGCAGGTCAATGCACACAGGCATATACTTTCCGAGTGGTGTATCTGAGCAGGTTGACGAGTTGGTAGTCGCCATTGATACGTCAGGGTCTATTGGTCAACGTGAGTTATCGTTGTTCCTATCTGAGATCAAGTCAATATGTGAGACAGTACACCCCAAGAAATTACGTGTGTTGTACTGGGACACTGAGGTATGTCGTGCCGAAGAGTATGAGATGCACGACCTACACACACTGACAGACTCTACAAAGCCCGAGGGCGGAGGGGGTACTGATGTTAACTGTGTAACAAGTTATCTTGCAGACAACAACATCAGCCCGCAAGCAGCCATCATGCTTACTGATGGGTATCTGTGGGGTGGGTGGGGTACATGGTCGTGCCCAACATTATGGTGCGTGCTAGACAGTGGCAAGGTATCCGAGTGCGGTAAAACAGTTCACATCAAGTCAGGAGATATGGTATGAGTGAGTCATTTAGTATGGGCATGGAAGCCGTACACAGACGCATGGAGTGGGACGTAGCAGTCCAAGAAGTACAAAAAGCAGTGGAGTTTCGGTTAGATGCTATGCAAGCAAAGTATAGTCATGCAACCGAAGAAGATAGAGAACGCCTAGCGCAAGCATGGGCACGAATACTACAAGGGTAAATTATCATGGCAATGTATCATTATAGGTTAAGCACGTTTGAGCAAGTCGAAGAACACTACAACAGCATCACACCTCTAAGGGGTAGCGACAACATACGTCCGTTAGGTGACAGGCGACGCAAGTGGGAACACATAGTCAAAGTCAACAATAACAAGTATGTATTGTGTGATGTGTTATGGGACAATACAGCGCAATACATATACCAAGAAACATACGATGGTATGGTAAAGCGCGCGGCTGTTACATGGACACGAAGTCCGAGCACTCTC